AAAGACTACTGTGCAAGTCTAAGCAGAACCGCTAACTACGAGGCAGTCAGAGTTGTTGAGGTTGTGCGGTCGCTGGTAATGGAAAAGCATAGGGAGACAAAGTGAGAAACTACAAGGAGATGTGGTAGTGGCCGACAACGCCCCCAAGAAACAGCCCAAGCCGCTGGCCGTAAAGGCGCAGAGCAGTCCGCAGACGGCAGCCGAAGCGGCTATGATCAACTGTCTGAACGAAGGGCTATCCATCCAGCAGACCAGCCGCATCACCGGCCTGCATTTCAACTCCATCCGCAAGTATGCACACCGTCATGGCGTGGAGCTGGGCAACAAGGACAGCCGTTTCATTGGCTACACGCATCTTGAGGAGATGAGCCGATCGGTGGCGCTGGAATATCTGGAGCATCTGGGTGGGAGGCTGGCCACAAAGGAGAGTCGCGAAAGCATGACGGCCAAGGACCTGGCCGACATCTTCAGCAAGGTATCAAAGGTGTCGCTTGAGTCCAATGCCCAGCTGTTGGTGATGGATGGTGGTACCCGGGCCGCGGAAGTGCCGCAGCTGGCTGGCGGGCCGAAGGCCAAGCAGTACCGGGATGAGATGAGGAAGGCGCTCGGAATCAAAACAATTGATGTGACTGAACAGGTCACAGTCGGTGAAGCAAAGAAGAAACAGGAGGACGAGGACGATGGAGACAGAAACAGTAGCGGATCCGGTTGTGACGGAGGAAGTGCAGGAGCTGATGTCAACGAAGGGCTGGAAGCCGGAAGATTTCCGGGTACGGGCGGTGGCGGCACGGCTTGGGATGGACGAGATTACGCTGAGGACGCGGCTGAAAACCAAGGCGGCGTTCCTGTCGCCGGAACAGCTGGCGCAGCTGGGGTTCCTGACGCAGGTGCCGGCGGAGCAGTTGACAGAACAGTTGATGGTGGTGCCGGATCCGCAGCCGCCGGTGCCCTTGCCCGCGCCGGTGGGCCCGCAGCCGTCAGTGTTGCTGAAGCAGAAGCCGCCGGCGGGACTGATGCTGCTGTTGTTCAAGAAGCAGTACCCGAATGCGCGAATTGTGGCGGCGATCCGGCCGGGGGTGAGGGAACTGCAGCGGGTGTGGGTGAAGCCGGGGATGGGTGCGAGGATGGTGGAGGGTGCGCCGATGCCGTGCCGGCCGTCGGGGACGGCGGACGATCTGTGGTACTGGGACGGGCGGTACCCGGTGAACAAAATAGCGCATGTGAAGTGGATGAAGTTTGGGGTGCCGGGCTGGGAAGTGGTGAAGTAGGCTGATGGCCAACCACCGCAAAATCAAGTCAGCTGCCGGACCCGAGCGTCTACCGGAGGTGGGCCTGCATGAGCGGGATGCGGCGTGGGCGTTGCCGTGGCCGCGGGCGGCAAAGTACATGAGCGACGAAGCCCTTGAGAAGTTCCTGACTGACCGGCGTAATCGCATCTTCAATGCCCGCCTTGACCCCCTGCGCCACGGCTGGGAGCCGGACGTATGGGAGCTGTGCGACTGCCTGCTCGGTATGCCGTGGGTGGACAAAGAGCATGGAGAAGCGGTGCGGCAGATGTTGGGGTTCCGGCGGGTGGTGGATACGCTGCTCATCCTGGGTGGTAACCGCGGAGGCAAGACGCAGTACGCAGCCAAGCGGATGATCAAGATGTTGTCCTGTATCAACGATGGGCGAGCGTGGGCGTTTCATGAGTCGTCGGCCAACAGTATCCAGATGCAGCAGTCGGTGGTGTTTGAGCATCTGCCGAGAGAGTTGCGGATGGGTCGCATTGCGGAGGCGGTGGCCTATATCTCTTTCCGGAGACAGACGGGCTTCTCTGACGGGAAGTTCGTATTGCCGAACTCTTCGCAGGGCGTGTTCCGGAACTATGAGCAGAATATTGAGAAGGCGGAGGGTGGCGAGCTTGACTTCTGCTGGACGGATGAGCTGGCGGGGCCGGACCTGCTCAATACGCTTGGCATGCGGACAGCCACCCGCGAGGGTAAGCTGCTCAGTACGTTCACGCCTGTGGCCGGATACTCGGCTACAGTCAAGATGTTCCTTGATGGGGCCCGGGTGTGTATGAAGTCGCCGGGGTATCTGCTGCCTGTGGATGGGAAGGAGCCGGATATTGGCCGGGCCGCTGGTCTGCATCAGGAGCTGCTAGGTCTCAACGCGCTGGAATATGCGGAGAAGCTGGGGCCGGCGTCGATACCAGAGAATTTGATGGAGCGGGTGCTTGCGGGAGATCTGCAGGAAGATAAGAAGATTCACACGACAGAGGATGGCCGCCGGTTTGAGATGGTTCCGCGGGTGATGCGCTGTATGGATGGGTCGCATGGCAAGACCCTGGACGCCAGCCGGGCAGTGGTATTCTTCCACAGCAGCGATAACCCCTATGGAAATCCGCTCAGTGTGGCGAGGAAGGCCCTGGCTCGCAGCGCAGAGTACACACGCGAGCGGTTCTACGGGATTGCGAACAAGCTGCAGACGGCCCGCTTCCCCCTCTTTGACCGCGGCGTACACTGCTGCAAGAAGACAGACATCCCCAAGCGGGGCACGCGCTACCTGCTGGTTGACCCGGCCAGTGCGAGGAACTTCTTCATGCTTGGCGTGGTGGTAACACCCGAAGAAATGTATGTTGAGTATGAGTGGCCGGGTACAAGCGAGATCCCGTGGGTAGGGTTCCCGGGCCCGTGGGCGCTGCCGGACGGGAAGAAGATGGATGGCAAGGTCGGGCCTGCACAGAACCTGTTCGGGTTCGGCCTGCATCAGTATAAGGCGATCATCGGCTACCTTGAGGGCTGGGACAACATGAAGCAGGTCTTCGGCGACGACCTGACGCGAGTGGATCCGTCCTCACTGCGGGAGCAGATGGAGGCCCTGAGCGAAGATGGACCGGCCGCCCGCAAGACTTTCATGCGCTTCATGGACTGCCGGTTTGTGGCGGTGAATGGGCTGGCAGATGACGGAGTAGAGACGCTGCTGGATGAGTTCCGGCGCAATGGGCTGACGTTCTATTCCGCCCATGCCACCCAGGAGACGAGATACATTGATGATGGCGTGAGCCTGATCAACTCGGCACTTGCCTATGATACAAGGGCGCCGGTCAGTTTCCTGAATAAGCCGAAGCTCAAGGTGTGCGAGGACTGCGAGAACCTGATCTTTTCGTTAGAAAATTGGACCGGGAAGGACGGGCAGAAAGGTGCGTGTAAGGATCCGGTGGACTGCCTGCGGATGGCATTTCTAAAGGATATTGCCTATGTGGACGAGGAGTTCACAGGGGGCCGGGCAGGCGGCGGGGTGTATTGAAAATGATTGACAGGACGTAGGGGGAAACAAACAATGGAAGCGATACTGATAAAGAGTTACGAGGTTCGGCAGGTGCTGCAAATCAGCAAACACCTGCTGGCAAAGCTGAGGCAGCAGGGAAAGCTCCGGCCAGTCACGACGATTGGCAAGGGGTTCTATCTGCGCGACGAAGTAGTTAAACTGGGCGCAGCCCTGAAGGAGAATCCGCAGGCATGAAGACCACCTTTTCGCTCGACAACCACCAAAAATGGATTGAACAGATCAACTCTGAGATCGGGGATCGGGTCTATAACAACCGGCAGACGGCCAGCAATTCCCGCTATGCCATCTGGGACGGACAATCACCCGACGGCCGCAAGCGCCAGAGTCTGCTGGGCAAGCCACCGAAGCCGTTTGAAGGTGCGAGCGATAACCGCATCCGGCTATCTGACTTCCTGGTGCGCTATCAGAGCGCGCTGCTGATGACGGCCATGAAGCGCGGCATGGTGAACGTGGCCGGCGTCGAGAGTAAGGACATGCGGAAGGCGGCCAACGTCAAGGCGCTGCTCATGTGGCAGGTGAACAACCAGCTCCGCGCCAGTTGGCGTCGGGAGTGGAAGAAGCTGCTATCCTACGCCAAGGGTGACGCCCCCGGCGGCGCGGTCATGGGCGTGTTCTGGCAGGAACGCCAGACGCTCACGCAGGTGACCATCACATCAATGGAATTTATGGAGCTGCTGCTGGGTGGGCTCGACTCGCCCGAAGCACAGCAGGATCCGAACATTCAGGAAAGCACTCGCGATCTGATCGAGAATCCGGAGCGGCTGCTGGAACGCATCCAGATCATTCGCCTGCTGTTCGGTGTATCAGCCAAGCAGGCCAGGGCAGCGGCCAAGGATGTTGCGGAGCTAGGCGAGTTCTCGCTCGACATCCCGCAGCCGGAAGCCGGCGGCATCCGCCTCTGCGCCTATCGCCTGTATGAAGACTACTTCACGCCGGGTACGGCGCTCGACATGGAGACCGGCCCGCACTATGTGCGCGAATGGCTGACCAAGGAAGAGCTGCAAGCCCGCGTGATTTCTAACGGATACAGCCAGGAGTTCGTAGACGCCCTCACCGCGGAGGACCAATCCAACGAAGCAGTAGCTACGAGGTCGGGGCCTCTAGGCGGCATGACAGGCTTCCGCGTACTGGTCAGCACGCCGCAGGAAAAGAAGAGCGAGCTGACTGACGCCAATTTCTCGCAGGGCTGGTCCTACTTCGACACTTGGAAGAACTACTTTGAGGTGGTGACCTGCTACTATCAGGATATCGAGAAGGATGTGGTCGGCAAATTCTACACCACGTTCTCCACGTTCTTGAAGATACCGGCCATCCAGCCGACAGTGTTGGAGTACCAGCACCGCCGGTTCCCATTTATCTTCTACAGCAACGAGACGCTGGGCAGCCGACTGATGGACACTCGAGGTGTCGTGGAAACGGCGATCACGCCGCAGAACACGCTGAAGCTCCTGGCCGATACGGCAGAGGATGCAGTTCAGATTGGCACGCTTCCTCCAATCCGCCGACCGAAGTACAAGCAGAACGTGCAAATGCTGCTGGCGCCGCTGGGCGAGATCGAGGAAATGCGGCCGGGCGAGGTAGGTTGGCTTGAGCCTCCACCGTATCCTGTCGTTCACCGCGAGCATCGCGAGGAAACCCTGCGGCAGATTGCCGAGTACTATGGCGTTCCGCATCCGAAGGTCAATCCAATGGTCACGCAGGTGATGAACCAGGATATGATCGACGATTTCCTGCTGGTTGTGTCTGAGGTGCTGATGATGATGTTTGAGCTGGACAAACAGTTCATGACCGAAGAGCAGTATCAGCGGATCACTGGCACCAACGACGCGCTGCCCCGCACGCCGGCCGATGTTCAGGGTGAGTTCGATATCATGATCCGGATGGACGGGGCTGACTTGGATCCGACCGCGCTGGAATCGAAAATGAAGTCGCTTATCGGGCTGCTGGGCGCAGTGGACCGCAAGGGCACAGTGCAGTGGGATCGGGTGGCACAGGTGGCATTGTCCTCTTTCGACCCGACCATGGCAGACTTTGTGTTGGCTCCTTCGGACGCCGCGGCAGCAAACATCATCGACGAGGAAGACGGGAACTTGGCCAAGATCGTAGCTGGCGTGGAGCCGCCAATCGGCGAAGACCTGTCCGCACCTCAGATCCGGTTGCAGCGGTTGCAGGAAAACCTGCAGAAGAATCCGGCCATCTTCGGGAAGATGACCGATGACAGCAAGGCGATCCTGGAGAACTATGTGAAGAAGCTCGAGTTCCAGGTGCAGCAGCAAGAGAACGCGAACACGGGGAGATACGGTGTTTCCCCCACGTTTGAATAAGGGAGGGAGTGGTAATGACTGAAGAGGTAAAGAAGACGACCCGCCGCAAGAAGGCGAGCGGGCTGCTGGCAGAGTCTCAGATTATTCTGAGGGAGGCGGTCAGTGACAACAACAAGCTGGACATGCTGCAGGGTGCCCACCTGAATCGCAGCGTGAAGTGTGTCATCCACATGCTGGATGAGTTCGCGCTCGCCGGAGTGCAGGAGGCTACTGCCCGGGGCATTCCGAGCGAGGAGAGGATGATGGCGCTGGGCTCTTCGCAGGGACTGATTGAGTTTCGGCTTGAGTTGGAGGAGACCATCAGGCGTGCAAATCCTGATGCGGATTGGGGCCGCAATGGCTAAAGTGGTCAATAATGGCCGCAAACTCTAGTCCCAGTTGACGGGACGGTGAGAATAGCATGAACTGAGGGCGTGGGAGAAATCCTGCGCCCTCTACGTTTGCGGGGAAATGCAGACGGAAACCTACATGCGAGGAAAATAGCATGCCGAAAGCAGACACAGGGGCGGCCCCAGCGCAGGTCGTCGGAAGCAGCAGCGCGATTACGGATTACTCAGAAGACAGCATCGTCGCGGCACTCGGTCGGGAGCTTGAGGCTCCAGAGGAGAAGTCGGTAGAGGAGGCAGTCGTAGAGGAAACCGTGGAGTCCACCGAGGAAGAGGCGCCGGAAGGCGAAGAAACCAAGGAAGAGGACGAGGAAGAGAAGGAAGAAGCTGAGAAGGATGAGGACAAGGAACCGGAGGACAAGCACTCCAAGACTGAGTTCACCCCGGAACAGCAGAAGATCTTTGACAAACGGGTAGGCAAGGAAGTAGCGAAGCGCAAAGAGTTGGTCGACAAACTCGAGGCCACGACTTCCCGCTCGACTGAACTGGAACAGAAGCTTCAGGAAGCTGAGGCCGCTCTGGAACAGGCACGGTCAGCCACACCGACGGCACCGGCAGTAGCCGGTAAGTACGACAGTGTGGAGCAAGCGGAGAAGCGGGCAGACGAGATTACGGGCCTGCTTGAGTGGGCGGCGGATCACTGGGATGGCTTTGGCGGGGACGACAAGAACCCTCCGGTAGCCGCGACAGAT